AAGACAAAGACTTCGTACAAATCTGGGACATAACCAGCACAGCAAAGTTTGCCAAACGTCACTTGACAAAGCGTAAACAATTTTACACAGACGCAAATTACCCATACCAAACAGAAAAGGTTACTTACAAATGAACATATTAACAGTTGACAATAAGTCATACGACTTAGATCGTCTACCCGAAGAGATTGACGAGGATTTGCGTTATGGCGTACTTGACTACAGCAACCCTGCTGAAGTAGATTACATTTTTGTCCCCTTGGTTTTTCTTGAAAGTTTTAGTTGTCCAGCCGCAGTGCTACGCATTGGTAAAGCAGAAGTAAAAGTACCATTGGATTGGAGCCTGGTCATTGGAGAACCTGATCATGGTGAACCTGAAGTTGTTAATGTAATGAGCATTAACGACAGGGGTTTTAGTACTTTTGTGTTCAACCCCATCAATGGATACAAGCCAGAATGGCAACGAGTAGAAGTAGTTAACATTTATCAAGAAGTAAAGTGGTATGTGCCTAAGTTAAAGTTTGGACATTTACTTGCAGTGCCACTAGAAAAAGGTAATGAACCTACATGTGCTTTCTTTGTCAAAGAGACAAATAAAATTCCAGAAGTTCTTGACTTAAACAAGATTTGGTTTTAAAATATACGCATGGCTACTAAAAAGAAAGCACCAGCAACAGCAAAGTACCAGCTGCCTATTGAACAAGTAATGACAGCAGTGGACCTGCGCAAAGGCGACTACTACAGCAAGCTAGATGATGATGGACGAAAAGCTCTTAGCACATACATGGCTCAACGTTGGGGCAGTCAAGTCCAAGGCACACAAGACTTGCAAGAATACTACTTGACAACAGTAAATGATCTAAGCAATTTGGATTACATTGCAGTAGGCAGCGCACATGATGAACTACGCTGGCGCACTCTTGCACTATGTGGCATTGGTCAAAAGATGCGTCATGAGTTTATCCCACCCAAGGGTGCCAAGAAGGATAAGCTGACAGCTTGGTTGATTGAACAGTTTCCAAGTCTTGGCGATGATGAGATTGAACTGTTTCGAGACCTTAATGGCAATGATGTACTAGAAGATATTGCAGTTTCCAAAAACATGGGTAATAAAGATCTTAAGGATTTGTTTAAATAATGGTACAGGATTACCAATGTCGCTTTTGCGGAAAGGCATTTACACGTGAGCGCACTTTAAGTAGCCACATGTGTGAACGCAAGCGCAGATGGATGAACAAGGATGAGCCTGAAAGTCGTATTGCTTTCAATGTATGGGTAGACTTCATGAAATATGTAAGTCCCAATACTAAGAAAGAAAAAACAATCGACGATTTCATAAGGAGCGCAGACTATATTGGGTTTGTAAAATTTGCTAACTACTTGATTGAGTTGCGACCTTTAGAAAGTGAAAAGTTTACAGCTTGGCTTTTTAAAATGAGCGTTCGATTAAGTGATTGGACAAAGCCTGGCACTTATCAGCTATATGTACAAGAAGCAGCCAAGAAGGAAACTTCTGAACGTGCTTTAGAACGAACTATCCTGGCCATGGTAGACTGGGGTGAACGTACAGGCAATAGATGGCAAGACTTTTTTAATAAAGTTGCACCAGCAACAGCAATGAACATGATAACTATGGGACGTATAAGTCCGTGGATCATTTACTCAGCTGAGTCGGCGCAACATTTATTAGATAGAATGGAACCAGGTCAAATTGATACAATTACCAAACATGTGGATACTAAATGGTGGATAAACAAGATAAAACAAAACAACAATCAGGTACTGTGGATCAACACAATGATGACACAAGCACTAGCTACGCAAAACTAGAAGCACGATTAGAAATTGTTTTGGCCAGACTAGAAGAAATGACACAGGAAGTACTTGCGATCAAACAGCAACAAGCAGATTTATTGGCCATCGTTAAAACAAATTTAAAGAAACAATAATGAACCTACCTGACGTAGACATTGACTTTGCTGATAGAGAACAAGTACTAAAGCTACTGGCGCATGTGCCAGCAATGCAACGCTTGCCAAACGGCAATAGACAAAAGCACAAGACTGGCGTATACTTTCATCCAGTGCCTACTAATCCTTTTACAGGATGGTGCGACATTGATTACCAACAAGCAGAAGAACTGGGATTTTTTAAAGTAGACTTACTTAATGTAAGTTTGTACCAAGGCGTTAAAAGTAAAAAACATTTAGACCAATTAGCCGAACAGGAGCCATTATGGGATCTACTACAACAGGACGACTTTGTAAATCTGTTATTTCATTTGAACGGGCACGGGGATATACTGAGGAAGACTTGCCCAACTTCCGTGGAACAATTATCTGCCGTCCTAGCAATGATACGCCCCGCCAAACGTTATCTGATTGGGAAGCCTTGGACGACGATTATGAAGGAAGTATGGACCAAGCCAGAGAATGGTGAGTACTACTTTAAGAAGAGTCACGCAACAGCTTATGCCGTAGCTATTGTGGCACAGATGAATTTGATTTGTGAACAGATCAGCTACGGATATGCTTAATGCATTTTACGCACTAAACTGATTTGACGTCGTTTGGTACGTTTTGTAATGACATTGGTCAAGCTGGTTTGATGTCCGTATAGCACTTCAAAATCCTTGGTACTATAAGTTTTAAGAGCGTATGAAAATCTACGCATTTGCTCTTTAAGAACAATATTAATAGGTATTAAGCGATTAGACCCCCACCACCATTCATCACCTTGCTCTATGAGTGCGAGTTTATCTTCGTCGTTTTTTAGTAGGTTGTAGACGTACATAGTAACAACTACATTGTCACTATTTTGAATAATACCTACTAGCTCGTTTTCACCATATCGCACAAGGCTCATGAAAGGAAAACGCTCAAGAAACTCTTTAATTTTGCTGTCCATTGCGTTTACTTATCATCGCAAAAATCAGCAGACTGATCGCTAAATAAGAGCATGGCCACATTAAACTCAAGTATTCCAACAGCAACATTAAACTACTCTGGCGCCGGTACAGGACCTAGCGCAACACGTCATGCACCAAGCTATACAGATCAACGTATTGTTTGGTTTAAGGGAGTTGATAATATTTTAGATCTTACTATTACAGGTACTGATCGTCGCCCTGTCAGCTTACTACGCCGTGAGTTAACAGTTACAATGTGGGATAGAACTACTGGAACAACAATTTTTAGACGTCGAGCAGTTGGGACAGTTGACGAAAATGGGCAAGCCCGTTTAACTGTTTTTGCCCGTGATTTGATGACATTACCAGTTGGGATTTATTCATTGGGTGCAACCTTTATTGACAGCAATGGCCTAGAAACAGCATTGACATGGAACCGTGCCCAGCAAGGTGCTTTTGATGTTGAAGTTAAAGATGCGATAGTACCAACCAGCAGAGTAACCCAGGAGGTTACAACTTGGACCAACGTTGGCGGCTTATTGGTGTCAAGCGCATTTAATGGTCCACAATTCTATAGAAAAGATACCAGCTTGTTTACTGTGGCCTTGTACGGCAGCAATTGGACTGGACGAGTAATTGTTCAAGGTACATTAGACGAAGCAGTTACAGGTGCAACATTGTGGGGCAACCTAAAACCACAAGATTATGAAACATATAATTTGGATCTTGTGGGATACACTGGAATTGACCCATACAATTATTATGCAGGCGTTCGTTGGGTCCGTATCGTAAAACAAGACAGTGTTTCGAACGCAGGCACCCTTGACAAAGTCTTAATAAGAGTGTAAACTAGCTCTATATGAGCATAGTTGAATCTACACTGCAAGCACACCTACCTGCGTTAAAGCGCAACACCAATGGTTGGCTGACCATGAACTGCCCAGTGTGTGTTCAAAACGGACAGCCTCGTCCGGATACCAAACATCGCGGTGGTATCAAATTCGAACAGGACCGTGTAGGATATCATTGCTTTAACTGTGGATATACTACGGGCTGGCGCCCAGGTCAGCGTTTAGGCATCAAGCTGATCAAGTTCATGCGAGCCATTGGAGTTGACGAAGGTGAGATTCAGCGTTTAAAAATACAACTATGGGACCAAGTAGTTGAAGACGATGAAAACACAGTACACGAACCATTTAAAAAGCCTGATTGGCCCGAGATTGAGTTTCCGTGGGAAATACAAGACATCACATTAGAAGCAGCCGAATACCTAGACAAAAGAAAAGTGCTTGAACTAACTGATTGGCTTACAAGTCCCAGTAGTGTACAAGGCATGAACAATCGTGCTATACTTCCATTCTTTGATGATGGCAAGTTAGTAGGCTACAATGCACGTTGGATTGGTGAAGTGCCCAAGGGCATGGCCAAGATCATTGCAAGCCGGCCGGCAAGTTTTGTTTTTAACTTAGACAAGCAAAGTCAGGCAAGAAAGTACACATTGGTAGTTGAAGGCGAATATGATGCACTAAGTCTAGATGGTGTTGCTATCATGACCAATACTATCAGCCCCGAACAAGCAAAGATAATCGAAGACATTGATAACGAACCAGTCGTGCTGCCTGATCGAGATAGGGCAGGGTTACAGTTGGCCATGCAAGCAGCCGAGCTAGGATGGAGTGTGAGTTTTCCAGAATGGCCAGATGGCATTAAGGATGCCAATGACGCAGTACAACATTTTGGGCGAGTTGCTACCTTACAAAGTGTAATATCGGCGATTGAGACCAGCCCCTTAAAGATTAAATTAATAGCAAGGCGGTGGTGTGTATAAAGTAAAAATAACGTGGAAGCTGGGTCAGGACACAACTGAATGGTGGAATCAAGTTTGCATTTGGGCAATAGAAGAATTTGGACTACCTGGCGACAAATATAAAACAGTACTAACAGAAGACTATATGATATTCGATTTTGAAGAACAAGAAAACGCCGCGCTTATGGCCTTGCGATGGGGGAATAATTAATGGCAGATGATGTAAAAGAATATGGCTATGAACTACAAAAACTATTTTTGGACTTCTTAGTCAGCAACAGAGACTTAGCGGCACGTTGCCAAAACGTACTAGATCCAGAACACTTTGATCGTAGGTTAAGAAGTGCGGCTGAGTTTATCAAGAACTATGTAAATGAACATGGCAACATTCCAGACATTACACAAGTAAAGGCAACAACAAACACAGAGCTTTCACATCTTGAAACACAGGCAATTGAACACAGTGCTTGGTTCTTGACTGAGTTTGAGGGATTTGCAAGACACAAAGCACTAGAGAAGGCTATCCTTCAAAGTGCTGACATGCTAGACAAAAGTCATTATGGCGCAGTTGAAAAGCTAATCAAAGACGCGGTGCAAGTTGGCTTACCAAAGACATTTGGTACAGACTACTTTGCTGATCCAAGCGGTCGACTCAACGCACTAAAAAATAATAACGGCCAATTAACAACAGGGTGGAAGGCACTTGACGATAAGTTGTACGGTGGCTTCAATCGAGGAGAACTAAACATCTTTGCAGGTGCGTCGGGTGCAGGTAAGAGTTTGTTCTTGCAAAACTTGGCGCTTAATTGGTCAATGGCTGGACTGAATACAGTTTACTTTAGTCTTGAATTGAGCGAAGGCCTGTGCGCTATGCGTATGGATGCTATGTTAACAGACACACCTACTAGGGAAGTGTTTAAGCGACTTGAGGATGTGGATCTTAAAGTTCGTATGAATGGTAAGAAGGCAGGCGTACTGCAAATTGTACAATTGACAAACGGCATTACCGCAAACGATATCTTATCTTGGGTACGTGAATTCCAGACACAGCGTAAGATTAAAGTTGATGCCATCTTGGTCGACTATTTGGACTTGATGATGCCAGCAAGTCAAAAGATCAGTGTCAGTGACATGTTTGTTAAGGACAAGTTAGTAGCCGAGGAGTTGCGTAACTTGGTTGTTAGTGAACAGCTATTGTTGGCAACAGCTTCGCAGTTGAATCGTAGTGCTGTTGAAAGCGTGGAATTTGACCACTCAATGATTGCTGGTGGTTTGAGTAAGATTCAAACAGCCGATAACGTGTTTGGTATCTTCAGTACTCCTACCATGCGTGAACGTTGCATGGTACAGTTACAGTTTATGAAGACACGCTCTTCAGGCGCAGTTGGACAAAAGATTGACCTGAGCTTTAATCCCGACACATTACGCATTAGTGATCAAGACGGGGATCAAGCCAGCGGAACTACTAGGCCAAATGATGTGTACGATAAACTAAAGCGTAACACAATGGGCACACCAATTGATACAAGTAGTGCGCCAACTTCGACTAAATGGGAAAAGCCTCAGGCCAAAGAAGGGTTTGATATCACAAAGCCAAACTCTGGCTTACCCACAACAAAGCCCTTAACTGCACCAGTTGCTAGCAATGCTAACCGAGATGCACTAAGGGCTATTGTGAGTCGTGAAATTTGATTATTTTAAATCGCGGTCGTCTTTTGGTAGCTCTAATGGCTCTTCAAAATCTTCGGGGCCAATTTCTGGATTGTACTCGTTGCCTTCCGAGTCATCACCATCTTGTTCGGCATTGTAATCTTTAATGTCAGAACGTAAACGAGCAATTAATGAACTATCGCTTGCAACAATATCAGCCATGCTAATAAATGCAGAAGTAATCAACTGTGATTCTGCAAAGGTTACAGGCTGGCCGCTTACCATTTTGTTTAAAACTTGCATAAAACGGCTTTGCATATCGCCGCTTACCAATGGACGCAATGCAATTTTCAAACGACTTAGTTCGCTGTCGGTAATTTCATGGTCAGGTTCGTGTGTATCGGTACTAGTATCGTACTCGCTTAGTTGCTGTAACTTATTGGCCAAGTCTCTAAGGTCTTGTGCGCTTGGTGAAAGTTGCATTTTTAGTGTCTCCTATTAACTTTATTTAGCTAAATATATTAATCATGCGTAAACAAACTCGTAGCATTTTAGAAGAAATTACAGGCCTAGTACCACAACAAGATAAGCATTTGCTTGTTGAGGGACTAGCAACACAGGCCATTGCCCGTGTTATTAATCTTGTGGAAATTATACAAACTAACTACCCACCGCATCAAGCTGAAGAGCTGGTGCGTAGACTACAACTTGCCATTAAAAACGGTGATCCAGCTAAATTTGCCCGAGGAGTAAGAGCAATTAAGGAAAATGAGCAATGAAAGTAAATGACCTGCAACGTCAATTAGATGAGGGATTTTTAGATAATTTGGTTTCTAAGATACAAAGTATGGCTGGCGGTGACGGCCCAACTGGTATTATTCGGGCCTTACGTGGTAGTAATGCAGCCTTGCGTAAGTTTGCAGATGCTATTGCTAATGCTACTCGTCCAAGAGTTTCACAACGTCTAGGAAATCAGTTAAGACAAATCAATGACGGTACAGTTCCATTACCTGTGAAAATGATATATCAGCAAACATTGGCCGCTGCCGATAAAATCGCAGCCGCTGATCAAATGCAAGTTGATATTGCACAAGTTGGCCCAACAATTAAATCTAATCGTGCTGATATTGAACGACTGGTTATGTCAAGTAACGTTGGCGCCAACGATAGAATTAGATTGTTGTTTGATGCAATCCTTGGAGGCACTGGTACAGCTTCAATTGGCATGGAAGTAGAACCTGCACTTTCTGCAATTGCAATGATTGTTGCTGCCACAGTTGTCTTTATTCAGACACAACAAGAGGACAGCGACAATACTGAAGTAGACCCAAATGCTCTTGAAGCATTTAAGTCAGCCAGTGTCGCAATTAACAAAATTTTATTTGTTCAAAATAGTCCTGACCTACAAACCATAGAACCAAACAATGAACTAAAAGACAATTTAGAAGAACTTGTTACTATTAATATGTTAACTGGCCAAACAGGAATTCAAAAACGTTATTTGAATCTTGATACAGAACAACTACGAGCAGTATTAGCAAGCGTACCGCAATTGGTTAACCCTGCAGCCTTGACAAGATTGTTATCAAGCCATTCGGCAACAATAGATCCAGCAGCCGTCAGTGCAGTTGTTGCAAAGGTTGAACCTTTAATCCAAGCACAATTTAAAGCATGGTTAGAAATTGCAGTTACTGATCAACCACCAAGAGCAAAGTCATTTGACATTTACAAGCAATGGGCTAAGACAGTTTATGATTCAGTTGATCGCCTGGATTTTGAAGCCAAGCCAGCCGCGGCCGCGCAAGCTGAAAACAATCCAGAATTTAAAGCATTAGAAGATTCACACACTGCTGGCGAAGAAGCAGTACGCAGAGCATTAGAAGCCAATCCAGGACTGTCGGGCCCAGAGATGAAGCGAATTTATGATGCGGCTCGAGAAGCATACGATAAAACAAAATGAAAATATTTGAAGTAACACAAAATCACAAGCGTAAGCTCACTGAAGCTAAAGCTCGTATTGATCATCCTGAAGATATCATGTTTGATGAAAACGGTGTTGAAGGAGCGCAACGTGCATTATCTGCACTAATGCATGCGGCCGAATCACATGCTGAAATAACAAGTATCAAGTGGGACGGTAGTCCAGCAGTTATCTTTGGCTGGTTAGACAAGACTACATTTATTGTAACAGACAAAGCTGGTATTGGTGCAAAGAAGTATGATGGCCGACCAACCAACGCCAATGATGTGGCTGCAATGATTTACAATCGCAAGCCTGATAGTCCTGGTCGTGCTGAATATGCCGCACACTTTGGCGGCTTGTATGATCTATTAAAACGTGCTACCCCTGTAAAGACAGTGGGCAAAATGTTTCAAGGCGACATGCTATGGATGAAAGCACAAGACTTGGATATTGACGATGAGAACGTAAACTTCCAACCAAATAAAATACCATATCACATTGACAAGACAAGCGAGATTGGTAAAAAGATTGTTCGTAGCCGTGCTGGCATTGCAGTACATGGCATGTATGAATCAGCCGATGAAGCCAGTTCGCCAACAGCAGAGCCGACACCAACAACACCAGACGCAGTTGGCATTAAGTCTGTACCGGGCTTGGTAGTATTTGGTCCGTCTACCAATTTAACACAAGAACACAAAATCAACTTACCAGCAGCCGACATTAAAAAGGTGCAGGCACTTATCAACAGTCCAGCTGCCTCAAAGATTGATGATATGTTAGATCCGTATACCATTGGCGCATTGAAGATTTCAAACTTACCAGAAATATTCAAGAGCTTTGTTAACTTTAAAGCACGTAGCGGACAAGAAATTACAAATGGTAAAGCAGTAGCCAACGAGTTTATGACCTGGTTAAAGGGTCCAAGCGGATTGTCTGCCAACAAGCAAGCCAATATTGAAGCGCATATCAAGCAGTTTAAAGCACCGTTCCAAACAGCTTGGGATATTATTGCTGGTATGACAGTTATCAAACACAAAATTAAAGCTCAGTTAGACAAACATGTTGCCGCAGATGTCAGTAGTATACAAACAGCTTCGGGCCACGAAGGCTTTGTTTCAGCTACACCACATGGCAAGATTAAAATAGTTAATCGCCCTGAGTTTATGAAAGACAAGGACAAGTAAAATGGAAGACAACCAAGACAACAGCTTTAGCTTTATCCTTGAAAACTGCAACGAAAGTAAAATGTTTCGTAATGCACATCTTAATCAGCTAACACTTCGTGACACAGTTGACAGTGTGTTTTTAAACATGCTTACCTTGTATATGTTAAGCAAGGAATTTGAAACAGCACCCTTTGCCAAAGACTATGCAGGACGTACTCTAGCGTTTGGTAATTTTACAGCGCCTAGAATTTCAGGCACAGACTTATATCAAGGTTTGCATATCTTGTTAAATCCAGCAGGCCCTGCTGGTCAACAGCTAAAAGCACAAGCTCAGAACTTAGTATTAGCCAAACAGCTTCGAACCAATGGTAAATTAGTAAAACAGTTCCTGAGTGGAATTGAAAACGGCACATTAGATAGAGTAACGGCTATTAGAATAATGTACAGATTAGAAGGTCAAATGAATATTGACGTCAGCAACTACAAAAGTTTACGCAGATTGATCACTGATTGGGAAAACCTTTCAACCCAACAGCGAGAACTATGTGCAACACGACTGCTACAGTATTATCGCCTAAGAGGTAAACGCAGTGAGTTATTACCAGTACTGGATGTATTGACTAGAAACAAAGGTTATGAGATCACTGGTGTAGCCAATGCAGAACTTGCTGCCTTGGGTGCTGGTGCAATTGCTGGTTCTCGCTCAAGTGATAGCTTCTTGAAAGGTGTAGCCACAGTGGGTGCCGCTGGCCTAACCGGGTACGCACTTGGTCGTGCAATACACTCAATAAGATAAATGCAAAAAAGAGAAGATAAAAAATCCTGGATGGTTCCCGGGGCACACATGGGTGCTGACCCAGAATTTTTTACGGCTTGGACACTTTACGATATTGGACCATCGTGCAATGACAGTCGCAGTAACTTGGCCACATTGATGAATATCATTGCCAGCCGTGGACAGCCGTTACTGGCTGGGGTAGAGTGTATTGATCAGCAAGATGTTACCAATGGGTTATTTGGCGAGAACATCAAAGGTGTACACCGTGTTTGGTGTTTAAAATGGATTGCTGAACGTGTAGGGCAAATGACCGAAGAAACACTTACAACTGATTCAAATGGCAATACTGCAATTACAGGTTTGTCTGAAACAGCCAACTTAGATGGTAGACTTATCACATCCGGACCCGATACAAATACGTTTTACATCCGCCACGATTCTTTCTAAGTGGGCTAAATATAACTAGATAAACAACCGGTATTATTTAAACTCACCCTGGCTCATTTTTACTCATAACTTTGCTTGCAGACTCGAGTCTAGCAGGAAGTTTTTTTACGGAATTAGCCTAAATGCCAGTTAATGGACCAATCACAGAGCAGACGAGTCTGGAGATGCACGTAGAGTTGTGTGCAGAAAGATATAAACGTTTAGAAGAAAAAATAGGATTTGTAGAATCCAGCTTAGAACGTATTCACTCAGATTTTGCTTCATTTAAAACAGATAATCAAAAAAATCTTAGCGAGATTAAGAATTTATTAAGTACCGCTAAAGATGAAAAGTTTAAAATCATGGTCACAGCTACATCCACTATTGTGGTAGGCTTACTAGCAATGCTAGGTTACGTGCTTACACATTTACCAAAATAATATGCAAATAGTTGTTGAAGCTAAAATAGTATGGGGCCGTTCTGGGACACGAATTAAACGCAAAGTTCGCTGTACAGTTGGCCTTAAAAAGGGTAGAGTAGTTAGCTCAGCAAGTACTTGTAGCAAGCGTATCGACATCAAAAGAAGCATTAGATTCAAACGCTTAAAAAACAAATTCAAAAAGAGATTTATAGCCCGAGCCCGTAGAACCAAAAAGTTCAATCAGGTCAGCAAGCGCATGGCTAGAATGAACAAAATGAGTAAGCCAAAACACTAAATAAAGTATCGGAGACCATTATGAAATTTAATGACATTACAACAACAATTACCCCAGCACAAGCGGCTCGCCGTGCTTTGCGTAAGGAAAGCATTGACGTCAAGCCACTAGGCGGACGTATGCTACGTGAACAGCTAGAGCGTGTGCAAGCTGAAATTGACACATTAGCCAGCCGTGGTGGCGCAGAATACACTCGTGCAATTTTGCAACGTGAAGTGTACGAAGAAATGGCCAATGTAGATCCAGTGCTATTTGAAGGCGAATTAGACGATACAGATTTAGACCAAGCTGAAGTTATTATTGCTGCTCGTTCAATGAACAAAGACTTCCAAGGCATGATCGAAGACGTAGCTGATATGTTAGGCAGTGATATGATCACATTGGTTGATCAAATCAAAGCTCGCTTTGGCGATGGCGCCGGCGAACAGTATGCACAGACTGTTAAAACAGCGTTGGAAGAAGCAATCAACATGTTGATGCAAACAAAAGATACACTTGATAGTGCTATCACTGGTTTAACAAGCCCAGGTGATGCATTGCCAGCTGCTGTTCCTGGTGAAGAAGCAGGCGGCGAAGCTCCAATTTTCCCAAGTAGTGCAGGCCCAGAAGAAGAACCTACTGGCAGGGAGATGAAGAGTGATATTGCTTGAACTATCTAGTGTAGATCAAAGTTTTGCTAATGCTGTCAAAATGCTCTTGATCAAGAGTCAAAATGATGGTGTAGCAACCTTGCCTATGCAAGAGCTAGTACAACGTCTCAATAAAATGGGATTCAGTGCATCAAATCAAATTGATGCTATCCGTGGTTTAATTTCTACATTCAAAGCAAAAAACAACGACTTGGTCGCCGATGTTAGCAATGATAAAATTATGATGACCACAATGCCAACTGCAGATACACAAGATCAAGCTGAAAAGAATAAAGAAACAGTTGGTAAAGATGCAGTCAAGCAAGCACGAAAGGATTTGGGATTATGAGCCGCGTAATGTTAACAGCATCAGAAGCAAGATTAAAGTCACTTCAAGATATTTTTGTCCTTAGAGAAATTCGTGACTTGGAAGAAGCTGTGTTATTTGCAGCCGCAGATGGTGCTGTTGAAGTAACAGTATCCACAACCAGTACAATGGCCAAAAATCCCAACGACACTGGATATGCATTGGCAACTCAATATTGTAACACTTGGACAGGTGTTAACGACGATAGACAAAAGACTTTACAAATGGCAAAAGTGATCCAGTACTTTTCAGACTTAGGGTACACAATCGACCGCCAAATCAATCCAACAGGCCAAGCCACGTTTCAGTGGGTAATTGCCTGGTAATCATTGACTTATATTACACTGCCGTGTATAATAAGTAACAATGATAAAATTCCACCCCCCATATAATTACAATCCTTTAAACAGGATCGATGGCCCAAGTCGTCTTTATGAAACACCAGATGGTGCTCGTGTACCAAGTGTTACAACAATTTTAGATCGAACCAAATCCAAAGACTCCAAGCAAGCACTGGTCAATTGGCGCAAGCGAGTAGGCGAACAAAAAGCCAAAGAAATTACCACCGAAGCAGCCGGACGTGGAACTCGTATGCACAAGTGGCTTGAAAATTATGTGCTGACTGGTGACACTGGGGAATCTGGCACCAATCCATACAGCGTACAAAGTCACAAAATGGCGCAGACCATTATCAGTGAAGGCTTGGTCAAGTGTGATGAAGTTTGGG